GGTGCGCCCCCAACGCAGGACTCATGTCGTGATCAACACGGTTTCTCTTGTGCGCCTCCCTGATCGCACGCCCATCGAGGTGACGCGGATCTCGCTCAGTTCCAGCCGCAGCACCTGGGGCTGGACGTTCGACATCGAGCTGGCCGATCCGCAGCAGCTCGCGCTGCTGAAGCCCACGGCCGCCGGGCCCAGGCAGTTCGAGGTAGCGCTCAACGGCTACGTCTGGACCGGCATCATCGAGAGCTTCCAGAAGCAGCGGGAGTTCAGCGGCGGTGGCGTGCGCCTGAGCGGCCGCTCGCGCACCGCGCTGCTGGCGGCGCCCTACGCGCCAGCTCGGGTCAAGGCCACGACGGAAGAGCGCAGCATGGCTCAGCTGGTCGCCGAGGAACTGGCGGATACGGGTTTCACCAGCGAATACGACACCGTTGACTGGAACGTGCCGGCAGGCGCTTGGTTCTACGACGCCAGCACGCCGCTGGACGCGATCAGCGCGCTCGCAGAGGCGAGCGGGGGCGTCGTGCAATCGGACCCTGCCACGCTCGCCATGCGCGTGCGGGCGGCCTATCCGGCGAGTCCTTGGGACTGGCGCACCACGCGGCCGGACCACGTGCTGCAGGAGGACATCGTGCTGACGGAGAGCCTGCAGATGCGCAGCGCGCCGCTTTACGACGCTGTCGTGGTGACGGGCGAGCTGGCCGGCAAGGGCGTCACCTGCAAGGTCCGCAGGTCTGGAGAAGAGGGGCGGCTCTATGCCCAGCAGGTCAGTAGCCCGTTGATCACCGTGCCGGCGGCCGGCGCGGAGCGTGGCAGGAACATCCTGTGTGACCGCGGCGAGCAGGCTGCCGTCGACCTGACGGTGCCGCTGTTCGCTCAGCCGCTCAAGGCAGGGGAAGTGGGGCTGGTGCTGCCGCTGGATCTGGTCGAGGTGGTTGGTGCTGACGGCACCTGGCACGGGCAGTGCGAATCGCTGCGGATCGAGGTCTCGGCCGACGACCGGGCCGTGGTGATTGAGCAGACAGCAACCCTGGAGAGGCACTACACCGATGCGGACTGACCTGTGGGACCAATTCGGTGACCTAGTCGGCGGCAGCCCGAGGCTGATCGCCACCGTCACCGCACACAACACCGATGGCACCAGCAGCCTGACCACCTACGACGGCGTGCAGATGCGGGCCTTCGGGCAGCTGCCGCTGGCGCTGCCCTACAACGTGTGGGTGCGTGGCGGCCGGCTGGTCGAGGCTGCGCCCAACCTCCCGCTCTACGAACTGACCGTGTAATGAAACAGGGCACTGCCCGGGTGCCGGCAAGCACCCGGGCAGTGCCGCAACACAGGTGATCTCAGCACCTGGCATTGGCCGCGTCCCTGTCGCCCTCGAGAGCGGCTGGGATTGTCGGCCCCACCCATCGCAAAACCTGAGATCCCATGACCAAGCCCATCATTTCCTGGCCGGGCGGCAAGCGCCGCCTGCTGAAGCACCTGTATCCACACTTCCCTGAGCACGACTGCTACGTGGAGGCATTCGCGGGCGGCGCCGCCTCGCTGCTCATGCGCCCGTACCCGGCTGCGACCGAAGTGCTCAACGACATCAACGGCGAGCTGGTCGGTCTGTATCGCTGCGTCCGGCATCACCTGGACGAATTCGTGCGGATGTTCCGGTGGTCGCTGGTGTCGCGGCAGATGTTCCAGTGGGCGCAGATGGAGCGCCCCGAAACCCTGACCGACATCCAGCGGGCGGCCCGCTTCTACTACCTGCAGAAGCTGGCATTCGGCGGCAAGGTGCAGGGGCAGACGTTCGGCGTGGTGACGACGGGTGGTCCGAGGCTCAACCTGCTGCGGATCGAAGAAGAGCTCAGCGCGGTGCATCTGCGCCTGGCCAACACCATCATCGAGTGCCTGCCGTGGCAGGACTGCGTGCGCCGCTACGACCGGCCCGGCACGCTGTTCTATCTGGACCCGCCGTATTGGGAGACTGAGGGCTACGGCGTCGACTTCCCGTTCAGTGAGTACGAGGCGATGGCGGAGCTGATGCGCAGTGCTGCTGGCCGGTTCGTCGTGTCGATCAACGACCACCCGCAGATCCGCGAGGTATTCGCTGGGTTCGACCTGGTACCGCTGCAGCTCGACTACACAATTGGCGGCGGGCAGGGCCGGGGGCGCAAGTTCGGCGAGCTGATCATCAAGAGCTGGGATGATCGCCAGGCCGCGCTGCTGTAGTGCTCAGGCAGCAGGTTCCAACAGCCCCTCGGCGGTGTTGCGAGGGGCTTGATCGCACTAATGACGCGGCAGATATTCATGGCAAGCGGTCCGCTGGCCAATGGGGGATAGATCTAGATGGCCTGCCGGTAGCCCGAGTGCGTGCGTCAAGCGCCGAGATATCGGATTTATAGGCCATATAGTTCGTCAGGATTGATCCCTGCTCGGATCAAAATGCGATCACGTCGCAGCTGTTCGTCCCATAGCGCCGCTATCTGCGCCGTTGGAACCTGCGCAGAGGTGTAGCATGTGGGACACGTCAGCTGTAAACCCGTCGGGACCTCTTGAAGCCCTATGCCTTCATACAGCCGGGATTCTTTGCCGCACACTTGGCAACCGCAAATCACAGCTTCCAAGCGCGCAAGGCTGCCGTTGATGCGCAGCAGAGCGCGGATCCTGAGGATCCGCAACGAATTTGAAGTGGTCATGGTGTCCAGCAATATGAGGGCTGGACACGGGCGCGAAGAATTTCGCGCCTGAGAAGAGCCAAGAGTGGTCACCATATCATCAATCCGATGAAGGACGCATCAAGCCGAGCTGTACCAAGGGCTCTCTTTTGGTCATTTCTGGCGTGCGTCGCAAAGTGCGACTCTGTGCGATCTTCCCTCGCGCTTGCTAGAGGTTGCTGACGTATTCGTGATCCTACAAGGGAGAAACGGAAATGAGCTTCCAGCAGCCTTCCGCGATCTCTTCAGCGCCGGGATTTCCTCGCAGGCTAGGCCGCTTTGCCAAACGCTCCTGGAGGTCGCGTAGCCAGGCAACATGAGTGCCGTGTGGATTTCTGGTGTATATGTCGCAAGCCAGTCGAATTACGGGCGCAACCTCATGACGGAAGTTCAGCGCAGGAAGATCCCCGGCATTGAAAGCCAACTCCCAGTGAGCTAGTTCCCTGTCTATGTCGACGTAGTCTTTGTTTCTCAGGCTTTCCATGGCAGTTCTCCTTTCGGGGCTTTGACTCTACTCGCCTAGCCACTCTGCTGTTTGCGCCCTTGTTCATAAATGGGATGCTGCAGCACGCTCCCGTAACAGCGGAGAGAGGACTGTGAGTGGGCAGCACTTAGCTGCAGTGGAGTAACGTATGAACAATGTCAATCAGAGTCAGGATCCCCGAACCAACGACAGCAGCGATGCAAAGCGCGCTGGGCAGCAGGGGCAACAGGGCCAAGTGAATGGCGAGGAGCTCGGTGGCGGTCCCGACGGAAAGGGGGAGAAAGATCCGCAGAAGCAGCAGCAAAGCAGCCAGGAGGGCGGCAAACAGGGAAGTGGCAAGGAAAAGCAAGGTGAGCAGCAGAGCGCTCGTCGCTAGGGAATAACGAGGAGCCGCGCGTAGCGCGGCTTTCTTCTGGCTCAGCAGGAATCAGGGATCATGGCATTGCATGAGAAAGCGGTTGGTTTGATGACCAAGATTATGTACCAGTCTCGCCCAGCGGTTACGACGACCATGGGGCTTTGTCGTTCTTGTCATTCCCCGAGCCCTGGTGGAATGGAGTGCGCACGCTGCCTTACTGAAGAGCTGGGAAGAGTCATCGAGAATCGTGGTGCCGCTGTCCGTTGGCTTGATTCGTTTCTGAAGGTTCAGCAAGACGAGGCCCAGGTTTTCCTGTGCGCCAGTCGTGTCGCCCCGAGCGGGCGTGCCTGAGCCTGCTACAGGGTTTAGGCTCTCCATATGCCTTTCTTCATCAGCATCTACGATAGAAATGGGAGAGGCTTACGCCTTCCCGAAGGGTGGTGGATTGACTTGTCATGTGCTTCTCCGGCCCTAGTTAGGCGATCAACTCGCTTTGATCTGCCGATGTCCTCCGTTGACGAGCATCCCCGGATAGATCCGGTTGTGTTGGACGATCTCCACCGCCGTATTGAAGGTGCCCAATGGCTGACCTAGAAAAGTACGACCCCGTAAGCGTACGTTGGCTTAGTTTTCGTCTGCGGAATGGGCAGTCCATCGGGCCAGAGAAACTAAAGGCCGTTTGGTCAGATGCTGCCGAGACGAATACCTGCAGCGTGCGCAGGGAGCATGGCCCGGACGGTCATGTTGTCTATGTGCTGTATGCGTCACGTAGTCTTCCCATGCCGCGGCGAGCAGAAATGCGGCTGCGATCAATGCTGGAAGACGCTGGATACGCCTTCACGATGGGGGCGATTGCCGGTCGTCATCCGGTCGGCGGCTGAGCCCTATCTCTCGGTCACGAGCTGGCGAAGGTCAATCGCAGGCTGTGCGACGCCCAGGCGTAAGTTTCTCGGCATGCTTCCTTCGATCGGCTATCAAGGCTTGCGCACAGCTCCTATCCCGTCCGGGTGGGCGCAGATGCGCGAGCGCTGGGCACTGTGTTGGAACGGGCGCGAGGTGGGTAGCGTCACCCCAGTCCGCCAAGAGGGCTTCCGGCTCCATCTGAATGCCCTAAAGCTATCGCAGAACAAGAATGCGCCGGTTGCCAGCGTCCGACCGTGCAAGCGCTTCGCCGAGCGCTGGTGCACTGCCAGGCTGTACCCGGACTTGCCGATACGAGACGCGGTCATCCGCCTGACCGAGAACACACCCTTCAAGCCGGCGCGGCCGTTACCCGGCCTACCCCCGACCCGCGAGCAGCAGCTGCAGGCGCAGCGCCTGGACGAGGGGGCTGCTGCTG